ATTAAGTATATCGCCGAACTATTCTATAGTAAAGATGATCCGAACTTCATAGATAAAGCAGTACGAAGCGTAATTTTAATTATCATTATCGTATTCGACCCACTTGCAGTTTTATTATTGATTGCTTCTAATCAAACATATCAAAGGCTAAAAGAACCCGTAGAAGAAATAACAAAGAAGGTAAAAAAGAAAAAAACACTTGACAACACACCCACAAATAGTTTAGAATCATTCTTTACGGATGAAAAAAATGAACTTATACCGAAAACACAAATTACTAAAATGGATGGAGATTTTAAATAGACTATTTTTTTTATAAATAATAATATGGTGGGGTAGCTCCCCACTCTAAAATCAATCAGCACGAAAAAACTAAAAATGAACTATCAAAAAATACACGACAATATTATATTCCGAGCAAGGAATACACCAATATCAATTGGTGTATATTATGAGAAACATCACATATTACCAAAATGTGAAGGTGGATTGCAAAATGGTGAGATTGTCAAATTAACACTAAAAGAACATCGCTTAATACATCTATTAAGATATAAAATTACTGGCGTTTTTGGAAATATAAATGCTTTCAATTGGATGACTCAAGCTGAAAATGCTAGAAGAAATAATAATATTGAAGCTGCAAAAATATCCCATAAAAAATTCAAAGAAAGAGATCCTGAAAAATATTATGCTAGACAAAAAAATTCTGGTATAATTGGAGGAAACAAAGCTTTTCTCACTAAAAAAGGATTTCATTCAATACCAAAAGAAGAAATGGAAAAAATAAGAATTAGGGGAAGAAAAACAATCGTAGATAATAAATTGGGAATGTTTAGTGATGGGTATAGGGAAAAACACAAATTAACATTACACAAATCAATAATGACTCCTGACGGAATATTTAATTCCATGTTAGAAGCATCAAAACATTTTAATGTTGTTCCCGCAACAATAACGTATAGAGTTAATAGTAAAAATAAAAAATGGTATTATTTAACAAAAGAGGATGATAAAATATGAGTTTACTTAATAAAATGATGAAATCTGGATCAATTAAAGTTGAATTACTGAGTGATTCAACTTTTTTTAATAAAAAAGAATCTGTGCCAACGGAGGTTCCAATTATTAATATGGCTTTATCTGGAACAGTAGATGGTGGTTTAGTTTCAGGATTAACTTTTTTAGCTGGACCTTCTCGCCACTTCAAGTCATTGCTTGGTCTGATTATGGTTAAAGCTTACATGAACAAATACAAAGATGCGGTTTGTTTGTTTTATGATTCTGAATTTGGTATTACACCTGATTACATTAGAACGAATGGTATTGATACTGAACGAGTAATACACATTCCAATTGAACATTTGGAACAATTAAAGTTTGATATTTCTAAAAGGCTTGAGAGTATTGAGCGTGGTGATAAAGTTATAATTTTTATTGATTCTGTGGGTAATTTGGCATCAAAGAAAGAAGTTGAAGATGCACTTGAAGGTAAGTCTGTTGCTGATATGACAAGAGCTCGTGTGTTGAAATCTTTATGGAGAATTGTTACACCTCACCTAACAACGAAAGATATTCCTTGTGTTGCTGTGAATCACACTTATCAAACTATGGAGATTTATTCTAAAGCCGTTATGAGTGGTGGTACCGGTGGTATGTATTCTGCTAATCAAGTTTTTATTATTGGTAAATCTCAAGAAAAAGAAGGAACAGATTTAGTTGGATATAATTTTACAATTAATATTGAAAAATCAAGATTCGTTCGTGAAAAATCTAAGTTTCCTTTTCTAATTACATTTGAAGGCGGTATTCAAAAATATTCTGGAATAATAGAAATAGCTCTTGAAGGAGGTTTTGTAAGTAAACCCTCTAATGGTTGGTATGCGAAGGTAGACCAATCAACTGGTGAGATTGGTGAAAAAGTTCGTTTTGTTGCCACACAAACTGATGAATTTATGTTACCATTATTGAATGATGATAATTTTAAGGAATATGTCACTAAGAAATATGGAATTGCTTATGGAAACATTATGGGAGAAACTCCTATGGTGGAAGAAACCGAAGATGCTTAAAGAAGGCATTGATTATCATTTCTTTGATTTCAAAGATTCTGATATAACTGGTATAGAACTTCTGATGAAAGAATATCAAGGAGTAATATACCATTATCAGAAGGCTAGAGTTGTTGAAGAAGGTGAATTTGCGAGATTGCAGTTTGGTTATACTATTGTTCAGCCTGGCGAACATGACATTGATGACTTGACAAACGATGATAATTTGCATACAATCATGGGTGACATACTTACTATAATATTAGAGAAACAGGCAGATGAACAGACTAGAACATACGATAATCAAAAATTTGGTGTATAATGAGGAATATGTCCGTAAAGTATTACCATTCATTCGTGCCGATTATTTTTCTGACAATGCAGAAAAGATTGTATTCAAAGAAATATTTGAATTCATAAATCAATACAAGAATCCTCCTACACATGAGGCTCTTGTAATCAATTTCACCGAGAAGAAAAATCTATCAGAAACTCAAGTACAAGAGGCAATTGAGTTACTTAACAAGGTTCATTTAGATAGAGATGAACCAACTGAAACACAATGGCTAATTGAACAAACCGAGAAGTTTTGTCAAGACAAGGCCATCTATAATGCCATTATGGAATCTGTTTCTATTCTTGATAGTAAGAATGAGAAAAGAACTAGGGGTGAGATACCACAACTTCTAAGTGATGCGCTTGGTGTTTCATTTGATAACAATATCGGTCACGATTACACACAAGACTTTGATTCTCGTTATGATTCATATCACAAAGTAGAATCTCGTATTCGTTTTGACCTTGACCTCTTTAACAAGATTACAAAAGGCGGTCTACCAATTAAGACATTGAACATTGCACTTGCTGGCACTGGTGTTGGTAAATCTTTGTTTATGTGCCATGTGGCCGCAGGTAATTTATCACAAGGTCAAAATGTTCTCTATATTACATTAGAAATGGCCGAAGAAAAGATTGCAGAACGTATTGATGCTAACTTGCTAAATATTGACCTAGATGAATTAAGAACAATCAGTAAAGAAGATTACACAAGAAAATTCTCTGCATTGAAAGATAAAACACAAGGCAAGTTAATTATCAAAGAGTATCCAACTGCCGGTGCATCTGTATTACATTTTCGTGCATTGTTAAATGATTTGGCCTTAAAGAAGAACTTTAGACCAGATATTATCTTTATTGATTATCTAAACATTTGTTGTTCTGCAAGAATTAAACCTGGTGCAAATGTAAACAGTTATTCATATATCAAAGCAATTGCAGAAGAACTCCGTGGTCTTGCTGTTGAGTTTTCTTTACCTGTAGTTTCTGCAACACAAACAACTCGTAGTGGTTTCAGTAATTCAGACCCAGGCCTTGAAGACACCTCAGAGTCTTTTGGTCTACCTGCAACTGCTGACTTTATGTTTGCTCTTGTAACAAACGAAGAACTTGAAGCCTTGAATCAGATTCTTGTTAAACAATTAAAGAATCGTTATGGCGACCCTAATCTCTATAAGAGATTTGTTCTTGGCGTTGACCGTGCAAAGATGAGACTGTATGATGTAGAAGATTCTGCACAACAAGATATTGCTGATGCAGGCATTCCTGATAAACCATTAAACACATTTGGTAATAGAGAACGTAGAAAAGACTTTGGTGGTTTGAAGGTATGAAGTTAACACACGAACAAGCCGTTCATTGTGCAAATGTATTCTCAAACTACTTTGATAAGTTTGGTCGTATTGATGAATACATGCGTGAACAAAAAGTGGCATCTATGGCAGAGAGGTCACCTGTACTCTTTGGCATGGGACCTGAAGAAGACTTGTTCTCTGATTTTACAATGTCACCTGCGGATATGGAGTTTGAACTCATTGAATTACCACAAGACCAATGGGATACTTATTTGAATATGATTTCTTCACATTCAAATATGACAAGTATACCTGGCCGTTGTTTGCGATTGGCTATTATAGAAAGAAAAACTCAGAAGTGGGTTGGTTTCATTCGTCTTGGTTCACCTGTTATCAATTGCAAACCTCGTAATGATATGCTAGGCCGTGTATTCACACAACATGAAAATGGCGCTCAACGATTTAATGCTTGTGCTGCAATGGGTTTTGTTATTGTACCTGCACAACCATTTGGTTTTAATTATCTTGGTGGTAAGTTACTGGCTGCAATATGTTGTTCACATGAAGTTCGTAAGATGCTGAATGACAAATATAAGATGACAACTTGTTTGTTTGAGACTACCAGTTTGTATGGTAGTTCTAAAACAGTATCACAGTATGATGGCATGAAACCTTTGATTAGATTCAAAGGTCTAACTGATAGTGATTTTCTACCTATGCTACATGGTAAAACATATACTGACCTGAAAGATTATATTGAAGACATTGTGGGATCAGATTTGGCACCACCAGATGCCTCTAGCCGTAAACTAAAGATATCTAATACAATGGTCAATATGATTAAAGTGGCACTCAAAGGCACACCAGAAGGCAATAAGTTTAAGTTGACTATTGAGAACGCCAAGAATCTAAATGAACAGAAACGATACTTCATTTCAGATTATGGATTTAAGAATATGATAGAGTTTGTCAATGGGAATACAGAAAAGTTAATTCCTGGTGAAAACTATGAAAAACACCATCTATCCAACATCATAGAATGGTGGCGTAAGAAAGCCATCAATCGTTATGACACATTAACAACAGAAAAACGTATCAGGACAGAACAAGAGGTTTGGACAAATGGAACTGTGCTTGACATAATTCGGTAACCGTGATAGTATAAATACTCCAATAGTCAAAAGGTTTTATATGAAAAATTTTAAAATTTTCCTTGAGTCTGAATCTAAACAAGAAAATCAAACTCATGAGTTAAATCACCATACAAAGGGAAAGTATACTCTCCATAAAAGTGGTGATTATCACCATGCTAAAAATAAGTATGGTGAAGTTACACACACTTTTTACAAAATGGATCCAGAACATATTATTGGTCGTTTATCCCATGAGCATGATATACACCATAATGATTCATTAAAAAAGAAAGTTGATGAATCTTTTTTATATGAAATATCCTCTTCTTCTGTTAATATTCACCGTGGTGGTTTTAACGAATCTATGTTTGCTTATCATGCAAATGGTCAAAAGTGGATTAATGATGAACATAAAAAAGCAGCTTTTCATCATAAAGAACAATTAGATAAGTATGATCCTCTAGAAGCACGAAGACAAAATGATAGAGCATCAGCTCAACACCAATCTTTTGTTGAACATGCCAAATTAAACGGTTATTCAAAAATTAAAGCGGTTCATTTAACTGCTAAACCAGGTGATATTGAAAAACATACCGGTATCAAAGCAACACAACAAGAAAATCCTTCTGATGTGGTTGTTCATTTTCATAATAAACCAAAAATAGCCGAGCACGGATATCTTGGTGCATCATTGAAATCTTCTTCTGCTAAAAAAATTGGATTTCATAATGGAGGTGCAGGCTCAATTGGTAAATCTTTAAATATTGATTTAGAAAGTGAAGTTAAAAAACACCAATCGGATTTCATTAAAAAGAAAAAATTGCCTACAGTAACATCTCAAGCAGCATCAAAAGTTGCAGGCGTGAAAGAAACTTCATCATACAGAAATAATCCTACATATAAAGAAGCGCTTAGCCATGCATCTATGATTAACACAAAAGTCCGTGATAAATTGCATAATCATTATTCAACAATGAAAAGTAATGATTTAAAAGAACACATGTTAAAAACATATGTTAAAGCAAGTACATCACATGCTTTACCTTATGTAAAAACTCATGGTACCGGAGGTCACGAAAAACAAGCGTCTGCACATACTGAAGACCCATCCGATAATGAAACATATCATGCATTAAAAGATGCTAAAAGAGTTCATGTTGAAAAAAGTGCAGGATCTTTAATAAGTGTTCACGCTGATGGAAAAAGAATGTTTGGTATACAAGTCAAGCATAACAATGGTCCGTTAACTCCAATTAAAATTTTGGCACAGCCATGATGAATTTTAATAACATAATTAATTTTTCGGAGCTATAATGGCAAAATCTTATTCAGCTGCAGAATTAACAAGGATGCAAGAACTAGGTTCTGCATGGGTTTTTCGTAGAGTGTTGAATGATAATCAAAGATATAATTCTCCAGAAGATATTGTAAAAGATAAAAAATATAATGAGTTAGTAAAGATTTATCCAGCAATAAATGCTGAATGGTTGAGGGCGTTTCACGCACAACAAAAAACTATGTTTAAAGAGTTTGCACCATCTAAGTTTACAGAGTTTACAAGGGATGGTGGATTTATGGATTACATTACAGAATTAGTCAGAACAAAATTTAAAATTTCTAAAAAAGATTCTTGGGATCCTGCTGACATTTGGTGCGTTCAGAATGAACAAAAAGTTATTACAGATATTAAAAAAATAATTGAAGATGGTAAAGCATCTAGTCTTTTAGAATTAAATGCTCTTATGAGAACAATGTATAAAGAAAGAAGGCTTGTTGGTGTTTCTTTGAAATTAATTTCTGGTAAAGAAGCAAAGTATGAAGAAGTTAATATAAATGAAGATGATTTTCCCGATAAGAAAAATTATAATTTTAATATATCATCAATGAAGTGTCCCTTAAATTTAAAAAATGGAACACAATTTGCCACGCAAGATACTAGAATTATTGTAGATGGTGATGGTGTTAAATATGACTTTCAAATTAAAGCAAATAGCACATCTGGTTATAACAACTTAAAATTTGAACCGACTTCATCAGCAGGAACTAAAGCAAGATTGGGTAAAACACCACTTGACTTGTTGGCAAAATTATTGAAAGATTATAAACTGCCATTTAAAAATAGTCATAAAGAATATCCAATGACTGGTGCAGAATTCAATGATAAAACCTCATTAGAATATGCTAAGAAAGTATACAATTCAATTGCAGCTGCAAAAGTTGATACTGGTGTAAAAAATGCAGAAGAATTTATTTTAAATATGCAAAAAGTATTTGCACTTGAACCACATACAGCAAATTCTAAATTAATGCAGTTGAATTTTTTATATAATATTTGTGAAATGAAAAAAGAAGAAAGAGATAACCTTTTAACCGATATGTGCTTTCTTGCTCAGAAAAAAGGCAGTCAGTTCGGTCCATTTGGAAAATTATATTAAAATGAAATTCACACAATATTTAACAGAAGCAAAAAAAGTTCTGATTGAAAGTGTTTCGGAAAAAAAGTATTATGATTGTTTGAAAGATTATTATGATGAAAGTAAGATAGCACCATATTCAACATTAAAAACTATTGCTAGAAATGGCAGATTTTCTAAAAAGTACGAGATAAAAATAACATATGTATAATTTTAAAAACTTTACTATGGAGGGCTCTCAA